TTACTAATATTTCAAATGCTATTACTAATGCTTGAAATACAGCTAATATAGTTGTTATGGTTCCTATTTTTTCAGCTGCTTTTTCTATTTTTTCTTGCAATTTAGTTAATTTTTTAATAACACTTTCACAAATATTTTTTCCAGAATTTAATCCACCTTCTAATTTATTTTTTGTAAATTTTACAGCTTTTATAACTTCTAAATCACAACTATATCCCATTAACTTATCTATTATTTCTTGTTTAGTTGGTAATTCTTCTTTAACTCTTTGTATAGCTTCTCCTTTTGCTTGTTGTTTTAATTCTTGTTGGGTATCATATGCAGATTCATCTGCATTATTAACTAAAGTTCTAATTGTTGATATACCATCTACAGCGTATAATGCATATGTCATCCCCATTTGGACTTTTCCACTTACTGCGCTTATTTTATCTGTTAGTTCTTTTGTTTTTTGAATTGTTTTTTCAGATTTAGATAAACCAGCACCTGGAGTGTTAGGATTATTTTCTTTTTCTTTTTCTATAGGATCTTTAGCCATCTTATGATAATTTTGTTATTTCACTTTTAAAATATTGTATATTATTTCTTAAATTTTTAACTTGTTTTCTTCTTAAACTTAATGAAGCTTCATTAGTAGACATAGGACCTGTGGGGCCCGCTGGGGTCATATAAGTTATATTATATATTATATCATCCATTAATCCATCTATCATATCTAATAATTCATTTGCCCATTCATCAAATTCATTTCCTAATAAAGCTGGTTCAGTTGGTAAATTATTATTTGTTTTTAAACCTAAATATATGTTAGGTGAATTTACTACAAATTTACTAGCTTCAGATGTATCATTAGTTTCTTTTTGATCACTTGTGTCAAAATGAATACTACCTTGTGTACTAAAACCAATAGCTTTATTTGAATATAATAATATAGCATCAGTTTGAGCATTAAATAATAATCTGTCTGAGTCTATTATTACTTGTTTACCTTGATATATATTTCCATTTAGTGGTTTATAAGCCATATTATACTATTTTTGCATCAGTTATATTATCTTGATATTGAGAGCTGCTTCCTCTTCTTGTTCCCCCATATAATTCATGATAATTGCTTGATTTTGAAGCTAATGTTGTTTTTCTTCTATTTCTAGGACCATAAGATACATGTACCCAACTTTTTCCACCTCTTTCAGGATATTCCCATATTAATTGATCCCAACCTGTTACTTGGTAATAAATATAATTATATACTTCAGCTGTTGTTAACCCAGGTATTTGTATATCTACTGCTTGGCCAAAACAATGTTGAGAAGTACCTGAACCTCCTATAGATTTATTTAAAATTACGGATCTATATCCTGAAGTAATTATTAAATTAGGATATACATCTACAATGGGATCAATAACTATATTCATTAATTTTCTTAAATTTTCAACTACTTCAGTTTGGCTGGGTGTTTTATCAACACCTGGAAAATTGTTAATACTTTTATTTTTAGCAGTATTTGAATAAATTAAATGTTTTAATTTAAAATGTCTTCCTATGGGTTCTTCTATATTCATTTTATTCTGTTATTTCAAATTCCATGTTAGCCCCACCACCTCCACCACCACTAGAACCTGGGTTTTGATAAGAAGAAGGTAATTGTATGTCTGTGTCTTTTTGTACTACTTGATCAGGTATTATATCTTCTGATTCATTTGTTGCTTTTGGGTTATTTATAACTTCTTGTAATTCATCTGGTTCAGTAAATGGTTGGGTAGGTGTACTACTTATAGGAGCTTCGTTGTTAGTATTAAAAGGTTGTGTTTCTTCTGATGTTAAATTTGTTTCTGTATTTAATGAAGGTGTGGGTGTTAATAAAGCTTGTTCTATTGTTTGTGGTTTTATGTATTCAGCGTCCCAGGAATTCATATAAGGTGATGCTTGTTCAAAACTTTGTATTCTTTGATTAGATGTTAAATATATACTAGATGCATCATTGTTTATATTTTCTGTAGTTGGTAGCCATCCTTTTTCATCTAATTTTGATGATTGGCCATTTCTTATAATTGTAATAGGATCACCAGTATTTCCAGAATTACTCCATTCATTAGGATTTGATATTTCATTACTAATATTAGTTGAACCAAAACGAATTGAATTACCAAATCTACCTTCTAAAATCATATCACCTTCATATGGTAATAAAGGTTTTATATTTATTTTTTCTTTAAAATATTTTCCTAAATTTATGTCTGTTCCACCATCTTCTATTTTTCTAACTAAACCTGCTTCTGTCTGTTGGTAATCATTTGTTGTTTGTTCTGATTCTAAACCTTTTACAGTTGGTAAAGCATTATGGTGTGGGTGACCCCACATATTTACTTGGGGTAAATAATATGTTGTTTTTTGTTTACTTTCATAAATATCTTTATCATTAGTAGTTAATATTAATACTATTTCATTTATTAAAGGATAATATTTTAAATGTGAAAATAAAGGTGAAGCAGTGGATGCATTTTTTGGATTTATATTAGGGTTATTTCCATCTAACTCAGAATAAAATATAGTACCTATAGCATCATAATTACCATACTCGGATGCTAATGGGTGATTTATATCTAATATAATATCAAGTACCCTAACAGCTTTTAATCTGTTTTGGGTATTTAATAATAGTTGTTCTTTACTTTTTTTTGATCTAATTATTGCCATTTTGATCAGGTGCTTCTATTTGTTTAGGTTCTGATTCAACAGTTTTAGCTATTTCTTCAGTTAATTCTTGAAGTTGAGCCATTTCATCTTCAGTTAATAATCCACCATCACCACTACTTGCGGTACCCGTAGATAAACGTTGTACAATAGCTGCCATTTTAATTAATACATCATCATTTTTAACACTAATCTCCATATATTCTTTAATTAATGGGACTACAACTGTAGCATCACCTAAAGATTGTACTAATGGTTTTAATTCAGATATAAGTTGAGCTAATTGCTTAGCTTTTTTCTTTTGATTTCCATGAATGTCTTTCAATAAATCAGAGAAAGAAACATCATCGAATAATACTTGATTTAATGGATCCATACTATTTTGTTATAAATATGGGGAAATTTAAACTCTTACGTAACCTGTTTCAGCGTATTCGGTATATAATTTTTTATATAGTTTTTTAAGTACCTTAGTTACTTTAGTAATTACTGGGGTTTCTACACCAGTCATTTCTCTTATGTAAATATATAATGCTTTTTTATTAAATATTTCTAAATTTTCTCTTCTTTTAAAAAGTACATTAACAGCATCACATACTTTTCTATCATGTTCTTTTTTAAACATAGTAAACATATACTTATCTACATATTCAGTAAAATAATCTATAAAATCTTTTATATCTTGTTTACGTTCATCTCTACCTAGCTGACGTAATACTCCAACATCTTCATCTGCTGCTAAGGGGTCTACTTTTGCTTTTTTCTTTTTGTAGTTGTTATTATTATATAATATAAGATAATTTTTACCTACAATCGAAAAATAAGAGAATGCTTTAGATCCTTTTTCTGGTTTAAAATAATCTAGTTTTTCTAAGAAAAAACAACATACTTCATGTTTTAAATCCTCTAATGATTCAACTTCTGTATAATAAAATTTGAATGTATGGATTAAATTTTCAGCTAGTTTATAAAAAGCATAATATATTCTATCTTTAAAAATACTATTTCTTTCTTCTTGGTTAGACGAAGATAAATATTCTTTAATAGCTGCATCTACATCAGCTGTAAAATATTGTTTTTTAGATGGTTTTCTACCTCTTTTCTTTTTAACAACTGGTGGGGGAGTAAGAGAACCGGTGGTAGCCGGTTCTGGTTTTTTTTCATTTGACATTTAAGGGTCTATTTAAGGGTAAATTCGTTTAAGGCTTCTTGAATTTTTTGTACTTCTTTAAAAAAGAAACCAATTTGATCATCAGCATAAAATATACCTTTATCATCAATTTCTTTTAATCTTTTATCACAAGCTGTAATTGCTTCACTTTGTTTAGATATAAAATCTTCTAAACGTTCGTTTTTTACAATTAAATTTCTAATAATAAAAAAAGAAGCTGTTAATACTACTGCTAATATAATACTAAGTGTAATCATTGTTAATCTTTAAAAAATGAATCTATAACATCTAACGTTGCTGATGCTAATTTTGGGTTATTTTCTACATTTACTTTTTTAGCTGCTCTTAATGTTTTATCACCTTTACTAGCGTTTTTAGGTTTGCTAGTTTTAGGCACTGCATCTGTTGCATTATTCCATTCTTCAAATTCAATTTGAGCAGCCATATGATCTGCTTGATGCATTAATAATGGTAAATGTGTTCTTAATCTAGTTTCTTTTTGACCAGACATAAAGTAGAACTTATTTGACTCATCATACAAACCATCATGAATTTTAATTGTAATAAATTCATTTTGAGTAACTTTACAACCAATTTCCTGTAATATAAATAATGAACGTTCAGGAACTTTCATCGCAGGTATATCTGTGTTAAATTTATATATCTGTCCTAATTTATCTATATGCCATTGTGAATCATTTGGGGTATAATATTCACCTTCTTGTTGGCCCATCTTACCTAAATCATGAAATAACGCTGCGAAATGCATTTCTTCAACAGTATATGTGGAAACATCACCACCCATTGAAACCCACGTTTCATATAATTTATTAGCACAATCAAAAACACGCAAAACATGGTCAGTGTAACCACCTGCAAATGCTGAATGGTGCCAATTTTTACTTGAAGCAGGCATCATCATCATTCTTTCTTTATACTTGTCTAAAAAGGGTAATAATATGTCTGTTCGTTCTTTTGAAAACGAAGTTTCTACTACTTGAATGTAACGATTCCAATTTGATTGGATTTTTTC